GTGAGCATTTTTCCAATGTACTTCTTGTAGTTCCTGTAATGTTCCTCTCTCTGAACAATTGTTCCCTCTGGTCTCACTGTAAACTGATTATCATTCTCAGTTTTGCATACCCAAACAACTGCATCTGCATCTCTACCATGCCCAGTTTTGGCACCGGTGATTTCATATTCCTCTGTTTGAAAATCCTTGTACTTGAGGAGATAGTTGCTTCGCTGACCAACCTCGTAGACGCTGAAGCGGTCACGGATCATGGTACCCTCATATCCTTGTTGTATGAACATCTTGTGATAGCCTTCCATATCCTTGTGTTTCTTGACACTGAAGGTATCAACATATTCGTAATGAGGATTGTAGATAGAATCCTTGACATACTCCCAGCGTTGCTCGAAGGTCATGCCAAGCTTCTTCAAATCAAAGAAATCGAACACATGGAACTTGAGCTTCAGAGGGTCAGTCTTGAAAGTGCTGGTAAGTTCCTCAAAGTTGAGGTTAGGGTCAAAGGCTTCACCATCAACGTATTGACCCGGTTCAAGACCCTTACCAAGAACCTCAGTTCCGGGAATAATCTTCCCAGTCCTTGAGATGCCACCATCCTTTGAAACCAGTAGACGAACACCATCAAGTTTGGGTTGAACGTAGAACGGCTCAGAGATATACTTCTTGCGATCATCCCATTTGTTGGCGAGCATAGGCAACACTTGGTTGCACTTGGTGTGCTCATTGTTCCACATGGTTTGAGCCCGCTTTAAAGCTTTCTCATAACCAGTCTTAACATTGGTTCGTGATTCGGTGAACTTATCATTTCCCACGATCCCTGATACCTTTACGATATCCGCAGTTCCGTCAATGAGTTTATCAACGCGGATGTCGGTGTAACGTTCACGGTTCATTTTATCTTTATGGATAAGGCGTTCCATTGTACAAGTAAATAATTTCTCAACTTTAAATAGATGTCTTCACTTCCAGTTGTAAATTATGGTAGAATGGAGCGACTTAGGGCACCGGAACGCACAAACGTTCCATTAAATGCAAATACATTGGCTATTGTTTTTATAATTTTATGTATTTTGGGACTCTATCGCAGATATGTTATCGTTAATCAAGGGCGTGAGCAATCTTATACTTTAGACACTTTGATGCCGACAAATAGAGGTCTTTCTTCATCAATCTCTTAAATTTTCGGTCAGGAATGTCAGTCTTTTCCATATACATTTTTTTTAGATCCCTCATGAGTTTATCACAGTTCTTCATCTCGTGTTTGAGATCTCTGTATTCACCCCACATCTCTGTGGAGATTTGATGAATCAGAAGGTATGCATTGCTACCCATCTTACGTTCTGATCCACCCAAAAACATGAAGGTAGCTGCAGAGCAACAAGCACCTTGAGCGATTGTGACAACCTTCACACGTGACTTTTCAAGGATATTCTTGAGAGCAAATCCCGCATATACATCACCACCTTCACTCATGATATTGACCCTAATCTTGGGTTCATAACCAATGAGATCAGCCTTATGTTTGAGGAGTAGAATCTCCAACTTCTTGAAGGCTTCTACGAACTCTAACGTATTTTCTTGAGTTATCTCACCATAGAAGTGAAGCTCGTTTCCGATAGTCTTGACACAATCAAGAGTATCTTCTTCCTCTTCAATGATCTTTTTCTCGTTCGTAGGCATTCTTCAATGCTTTCTTTACTCTTGATACATCTCTCTGTTTTAACTTACTTCCTACCGCCAAATGATTCATCACATCAAAATCTTGCGGGGTTAAACCATACTTAAGCATAGGCTGTAAGTCTCCATTTTCTGCATACTTCTTTATAAGGCACAAGTCCTCTATACATAAATTACGCCCATTCCTTTTTTGAATTTCTTTATACTTTTGATTTCGCATCTTAAAGTTACCATACTTTGTCCAACAACTTCCGGGTCTTATTGTATCTCTAACCAGAGGCTTACCTTGATTCACTTTTGGAATAACGAGTGCATTTAATGTAAAATATGGCATGAGATTCCAATCACCATTCGTATACATCTGTGTATCATATGTGTCGGCTTCTGAAAAAGCATTTACAGTTGGAACTATATTAACACCCCTAGAATCCAAGTAATTTTCCTGAAATATATCCCATACGTGACCATGCTCATGAATTGAACGTGGGATACCTACCGGAGCAGGATCACTGAGAACATCTTTTATATAGTCCTTAGGGCTTTTGAATACATCTTTTTCGTCATATCCATCAAGATATGTAAAAAAATCTCTAATATTTCCATTACACCGTATCGCAGCATTCTCAGCGCCTTCAGAAAAGCCTGTCAAAGTTAACAGTTTATCTGGTTTGTGTTTTGGAATAAAAATGGTTTCAAAGTTTGGAAACATGCACATATTAGTTGATGTTACTACAAACGCTCCTCTTGATACACGATCTCCATCAGATACTTTTTCAATAAGACTTTTAAAGTCTGAGTCATAGTCATCAATATATGTATGCTTGGACGATGTTTTTATAAATGTCAGAAAAAGTGATTTAGATTTCAGGTGATCTCTTTCTACTTCTACACTGTTATAGTCATTCAATACAGACTTCAATACAAATGTCTTACCTACACCACTTGCACCACAGATGAAAACATTCTTCTTCTCTTGAATATACTTTTTCAGAAGTTCAATCTGCTTCGTGTGAAGTGTGTCAACAGGCTCATCTTTTTTTTGTTCTATTATTTTAATGAAGGAGTCCATCGATGACCTTACTAATCAAGCCATAGATTTGGTGCTCGAGAATGACGCACTACAAGATCGTATCGTAAAACCTTTAAGAAGAAAAATTTTACCATATGCTGCGTGTGCGGCTTTAACTAATGTCGCTATACTTATTCTACTGGTCTACCTTGCTCTACGTCTTCGGGTTCTTCAGACACCGAGGATTTAGCATCCTCCTCCTCCTCCTCCTCCTCTTCAACTTCCTCTACCATTTCTTCTTCAAACTCCTTAGCCTTCCTATCATACTCCGCCTTGGAATTCATCATTTCTCCAAATCTGCTGAATGGACCACCCCTTGTTACCGCACCCGCGACTGTAATTCTTTTAATCTTAGGAATCGCTCTTACATCGAGAATCTCTGGTTTAGTGAAAGTGTTTGCAGGATACTCCTTTTCGAATGCATCCAAAATACCAATAGGGATCGCAGGAGATTGTTCAATGAGACGATCATACTCCGCCTTGCATGTATTTACAAAATCTAAACCATCAGCACTACGTTCGCGACGTGGTAATGCTAACATAAGCCTAATATTTCTGGATAGTAGACCGTATGCAAGTGCTGATGTTTTATGATTTTCCATTAATTCGTTTATTTTTAGAAATTGCATAATAGTTGCTATGAGTCCGGCAACTAAGTTTAGACCACCGATCATAGCGGGAACACTCCCTTGCATTGATTCTGGAAACTGATCTTGAGCAAAGTTAGCTGTACCAGTAACAGTTGAGAGAACAATAACAGGTAAGGTAAAACGCAGACTCAGCTTCTTGTATAGAAGGAATGCTCGGTGATTCATATACCTGTAACACCCAGATGCTTCACCCCATTGACGCAATATAGTTTCGTGTTGGTCGTTCCAACTTTTCTCTCTTAAATCAAGTTCTTGTTTTCTGAGTGATGATGGGGTAATACCACCGTTAAAATTTTCTTCACTCATTCTATAATAGATGAATATAATTTTCCTGATTCATCTATTTTTCTTGATTACTGTTTTAATAGTTCCATTTACCAATGATAAACGCAACCTGGAGTTCTATTCAATCTTAATTCCTTTTTTATTCTTTCATTGGAGCGTAAACGACGACACGTGTGCATTAACTCAAGCGGAGATAGCTATAACCGGTAAGAAGAAGGAAGATTCCTTTATGCATCAAATAGTCAGTCCAATTTACAAAATGGATGACACAGAGGCGAATAAACTCACAAAGACTGTATTTTTCGCGCTATGGGGTTTCGTACAGTACCGTCTCGGAAGATTTGATATGTTCATAGATGATTTCAAAGATATCATGTCTGGGAAGATTTCAAAATAATATAAAGAATTGTGTGTACATTAATTCAGAAAACCATGGTCAATTCTAACATTCGTCGCGCGCAGTTTGAAAATGCTATTAAGTGTATTGAGACAAAGAAAAGGGGTATGGAGGTAAACTATTTACAGTCTGTAGATATCCTCGAGAAGGAGGTTAATGAGATTGAGAGGCGTATTGAGGTTACCAAGTCAAAGGTTAAGAAGGATATTCTTTGGAAACAACACGAACACCTTGAGGAGGTGTCTGACAGACTTGATAAGGACTTTGAGGATGGTCTTAAGGAATGTGATAAGATCATTGAGAAGCATAAGACCAGTATCAAGGAGCTGGAAGAGAAAATCAAGATGGAGAGGTCCTCTCTGGAATTCAATATTGATTGTCTCCGAAAGTATAAGGATAATCCAGGTACTTACAATATGTCTCAAGTTCTGGAAAATGTTATCAATGCATTAGAAATTATTAAGGAGGAAAAGTCTACTTCTTCTTCGTGAGTTCATGAACACGCTTCATGAACTCCTTATTACGACTAACCTTAGGATCCGCTTTGATAATGCGGAGTAGAGCAGCTGTTGGTATCTTAGGACTGTTTCCCTTTGGTGTTGGAGTCTTCTTCAACTTTTTACGCGCGTTCTGAATCTGTTTCGCGGTTGGCATTATACTTTAGGACAATATTTAAATCGATCAAAAAAATGAACAGATATCTTAAAGTTATAGTATAGAAGCATACAAACAGCGTCGGCTATATCGTGCTTTCTTTCATATGGAATGTCAATATCAGTAAACTTTTCAGCTAAGCTAACAGTTCTCTCTTTCCTTTCGTCGTAATTTAAATGTCTCATACCAAAATGTGTATGCATGCTCACAGGTGAAATCAACTTCACTTTATCTTTGAACATGTAGTGTAAAAGTATCTCGATATTATTAAATCCAACCGGTGGTTGTCTTTCAATTAGAATCCTCTCAGCCTTGTCAAATATATCTTTATGTTCATCCACAAAAAGTGGTATTAAATCAACAAAGTCATTTGAATATATGTATTTGTAGTCTTCAAGACTTACTTTCTTTACATATTCAATGTCAATATTTGGACCATTTCCACATTCAGCAAGAACAAGACCCATATTATGATACCCTATATCTATAGCGAGTACCTTCATATTTAAAAGTATTACTTTTTCTTTAATTTCCATGCTACAGAAATTCTAAAAAATCCGGGTACTTCAGGTGCACATCCTCGATGTAAAATTTGTGAGTCAAATACAACTAATCGATTTTTTATAGGTTCAATTGATTTAATATCTCCATTTTCAAACTTGAATTCTGTATGTCCACGTATGTCATCCACGTTATATTGTGTAATATCACTTATGTATAATAATGCAGTGACGCAACCATCTAAATCGGCATCGGTATGCCACGAACCACTGTTAAGTATTGTTTGTCCGTTTGCGTAAACTCTTTCTAAATCACATTTTACACCGATGACGTCTTCAATTTTTCCTCTTAAATATTCTTTAAAATATGGTTTACTATTAAAAGATGCATGAAACCATCGTTGAATTTTATTTGGATCAGCTGACATATGTCCCCATTGCCAAATATTACCAGTGAAATATTCTTCTAACACTTTCATTTCATTTTCCGATAAAAAGTCATCAAATATTACAATGTCTTCCATTTATTTAAATTATTTTGTACGCTTTAAATATATGAAAAACAAGAATAAGACACAACTTATGACTCTCGCTCTTGTTGCGCTTGCAGCCGTCGTGATATATTTATATCACAACCCTAAAGTGATTAAGGTTCCAGTAGGTGTTCCTATGATGCCGAGGTTTATGCAACGTCAAGAGAGACCTCCCCAAAGCCCCGAGTTTAGAGAACCACCCATAAAACAGTACAAGCCCGGGCATATGCAGCAAATGGGTGTTCTAACAGGTGATGGCGATGAGACACTCCCTCTTTACGGTAAGGAAGTGAGGGGTCGTCGTGATCGTTATCACTATTACACTACCACTGGTGGTGATAATCTCTATTCTCTCCCCATAAATCATGATGGTCGTGATTGTGTAGATGACATAGGGTGTCAAGAGTTATATGGAAATGAATCAGTCAACGTGACTGGTAAAACTGGTTCATTCAATGTAAATCTTTATAGAACAGATAACTTTTTTTAATTACTCCGCATCCGCATCCGCATCCCCGTCCTCCTCCTTTTTACCCATAGTGCGATTCATTGTATCATCAATGAGTTTCATAGTAGAAGAGCTGGAGCAGCAGCAGGCGCATAGTAACATAGCAAGTACGGGTGGTGTCTTGACCGGACTCTTCATTGAAAAGAAGATGATAATTATGTAACAACAAATAGAAGAAAGGTTTGCACTGAGCTGTCCCATAGACATAACTGGACCTTCTCCATCAAAATCGACCATATTAGTTGCTGGTAACATTTACTATACGTCAACAAAAATTATTACGAAGTCTCGTAATTGTATCAACTTCCCTACTTAAAATCCCCGGATTTCTTGAGAATTGATGTTTCAATCTCAATAATTTCAATATAGTCTCTTCATCCATATCTTTGAAGAAATCTACAAGTTCCATTATGTCACGCATACCCATATCTTCCTTTTTCGCCTGAACATATGGCCATGTTTGTTCCCTGAGGATTGCAACCTCCTTTTCGAGTTGTCGTATCCTTGGAAGTAATACTTTCGTGATAACCACGTTAGATTCCATGCCTAATATATACTTATAATCTTTATACCGCCCAAGTTCCTATAGTATATTTACTAACTGGCTTTGTTACAATCGCACTTCTATGAACAAATTCCCAACCCGATGGAAATATTAACAATTTACCAGCTTCAGGTTGAATACTTTTACCAAGTGCAAATTCAGTATAACCACCTTCATTTTTTTCGAGTGTGTTTAAATATAAAACAAATGACACAGATCTTATTGTGTTGTCCCTTTTGTATGAAGAATCAACATGCCAATTATAAAATCCATCAATTTTATACTCTTGTACAAAATATCCTTCGTCAGTTAGTTCTTCTAAATACACGCTTATAGCATTTTTTATATCGTTATTATCAGTTGTACCATTTTTTGTTAAAATATGTTTAACGTGTTCAGTGTATTTTTTTATACCTAGACCTATCACATCACAAATAATATTATCAACATCTTTCCATTTAGGACTGCTAGAGAATGGGAATACTAATGATTTTCTCATATTTTCTCTGACAACACCATCCTTTCCAACACGAGATTTTTCTTTATATGATTCTTTTTTATAACGTTCAATTATTATATCACATATTTCTTTTGGTAAAGCATCTTTTACTTCATAAATAAAATCCATTATTTTATACAATACTTAAAACTTTAATACTATCATATATTAAATGAAGTGTCTGTCTTATTCTGGAAATGATTGTTACAAATACAGACTGGCTAAGACACGTCAGAATGTCCTGAAGGATATTTATAAACGTTGTGATGACATTACATTGAATAGTCCATACCCCAAACCTAAGAAGCGGGAAAATGCCAGACTTAAAATGCGTTTTAAGGAAGCAATACGTGATGCACAAGAAATATGTACAGACGAAGGTGCCAAGTCAAAACAGTGTCATCTCGCATGGTATGAAGTTGATGAGTTGGAAGATTCTATGAATAGATATTATCCAGATCAAGAAGATTAATAATTTCTCCATATATATAAATGGACTACGAGTCCCTGAAGAAACACGCCAGGAAGTTGGGAATTAGGGTGACTAAAGATGTACAAGGAAAACGTGTTAAACTAACCAAGAAGGAGTTAGAGTCTAAGCTTAAGAAAACTAAAAAGACTAAGAGGGGTGGTGTGGAAAAACAAGCAAAGAGTGCTTTGAAGTTTATCAGAATTTGTAAGACTGTTTTGAGGGAAGCTCAACCAAACCATAACGTTCTTCCTATGCAAACAAGGCGTGTAGCTCGCGAACCCGTTCGCGCTCCTCCCCCACCTCCTCCACCTCCTCCACCCAGACCTATGGTTAACAATCAACGTGCCAAGCTCCTGGCTGAACTGAGAGCCAATCCAAAATTTCGTAATCTTAGAGTAAACTAAAAATAACAACCTAAGTCCCACCCTCACAAACTCGTTTTTCAAGTTGAAAATGATGATCTCACATGAAAAACGACAATTTCTCAAGGTAATCAGTGGAGGTCTTCACATCCTCATGAGCTGTTCCTATAAAGCTGACGATATCGGTATCGACCCCGAGGACGGTATAGAAGAGACGATATCCGAAAGAATGATTGTACTCGCCAATACTATCGCCAATGGTGAACGATATTGGTTTGACGATGGACGATTTAACAATTATGTTGATGTGGCATCGGATGAAGATCTTATTGAACTTCTGGAATATTTTGATGATATAGACATGGACATGGAACATGTGTACTACGAAGCGAGTATTGTGATTGAATCTCTGAGTGATACAAATTACGAGTTTGCATCACTCATTGAAAATGAAAAGTTGATTACATTCAAGGATCTAATTAATCACGACCAATCTCCATGCCAGTGAATGGTGTGCACTTGACCATGTTAGAGCTACCGCGGTGAGAGCGAAGAACAACCTCCTTGTCGTCCTCTGTGTTAGCCTTGACGTCATAGTCACCAACGATACGAACTGATTTGAAGTTTCCTTCAACGCTGAGAGGAATGGTATCTGTGTGTGTATGTATTCCCTTGAAATCACACTCTGAGTAGTAATGAACACCTGGGAGTGAATGTGGATCTATACTGCCTCCCCAATCTATTTCTTCCTCTTCTGGTTTCTTCACGTACTTCCTGATTAGATAGATTGTACAAAATATCAACAGTGGTATAATCAACGTGGATATGAGATTTTCATTCATAGTTATTATTAGTTTACAAATTTAATTTAAGCTTTAGTAAATCTTACACTGTTAATTGGAGTGTCGAGGCACGCCACCTCTTTTGGTCCAGCGTATGATGTTTTTACACCTTTCTCACCACCTTCGGTATAGGTATCCATTTTATATTCTCTTGTGAGGATAAAAGATTTAAAGTTCATGCTACCATCTATTATTCCGACATCTTCTTCAGTTTTGGGGAGGTCTTCGACCATTTGAAGTGGTTTACCACCGTAGTTACATTCTTTAAAGAAATGAACACCGGGTGTGTTTAAGAATTGTTCCTTACGTTTTTTAGCATTCATCATTCTAACTCCCAAAAAAACACCAATTGATATTACACATAATATAAAAAGTATTATAGCTATCGTTGATCCTTTCATAGTTATTATTAGTTTACAAATTTAATTCCAAATCTCTTTGACATAAACTTCCTGACACTATCAAAATCTGGATAGCTCCAAAGATACCACCTTGACCAAAATCCTGCACTATCAATACCAGTGATTTTCCATTCCTCCCTATCACTGGTATTGACACCGAGCATTAAAGTTTGTATTCTTTTTGGATCTCTTTCAGCGATAATACGTTTGGGGATTCTTCCACCATGTCTGAGTACATAGGAACGCATACGGGAAGGTGTTTTATGTTTTGTATAATCCGAGTATCCACGCGCTCCAAAATCTACCGTTCTACCATCTTCGAGTATAGCCCTGAACTTCTTTTTACGATCTGGACTTCTGACAACTTTGACTTGCATGTCTCCTATAACTTAAAAATATAAAAATATGAGTATACATGAATAAGTTTGCAACTCCGTTTATACTATACAACCTGTCATTACAAAAAAATAAACTTACTTTTATTCACAAATTAATACCCGAATATTCAGATGAGGATATTAACTTATCAAAAACTCTTGTAAAAACAAAATTAAATTATAGAAAACTTTCCGGAGTGGAGAAGGTGTATTATAATTTAATAATGAATGGTAAAATTAAAAATTGTAAAGAACTATTTACTTACGGCACGCACCACAGTATTCCTCCTTCTTAGGAGCCTCGGGCCAGAAGAAGAGACGCTCGGGACCACGCTTCACGCGGTAGAGGTGATCATAGAAGTGGAGAAAACCAATAGCGAGCATGGCAGCGCCGACACCAGCCTTGTTAACCTTACGGTTCATCCAGTAGTGAGCAAGGACGAGACCAACGAGAACGAACTGAATAAGGGTGATGGCGGGAAGGTTGGGCATCACAAAGCGATGCTCAACAGTATTGACATCATCAGTGGGTTCGGGAGTGTACTTTTCCATACGCTTTCCGCCGTATCCGGGCATTTTTATTTTATACTAAGAAAATAATGCTGACGGTGATACTTGTACCATTTTTCCTGGTACTTCATGACTACCTAAAATCACCCATAGATAGATTATACTTTAGGAAACCTTTGAGACCTCTGGTAGGTATGAGAAACACGATGATAGATATCATAAACTGGGGTTCTAAATGTTCAGTCAATGATTATCCTGGACTTTGGTTAGTTAAAGCTCACTTTGATAAGATTAGGGGGGAGTTTAAAGAAGTTTCAAAGACTGCCGAAACACATTTATTTCACGAACTCGATCCTTGGTTTGAAGTGAATCCAAACTATTATTATTATAAAGTGGAAGACTTCCCTATATTAAACAGTCTCATAAAGCAGATACCATGTGTGTGTCATGATACAGCTGTATTTGCTGTGATGGATGCACCTACGTCTATAGCACCCCACCGTGCTGAAACAAACCTCTGGCTTCGTTACCATCTCACTGTAGAGGGTGGTGGAGATTGCACACTCTACACAGGGAGGGGAGCACATGAACACATGGAGGGTGAGGACTTTCTTTTTGATCACGCAAAAATACACAGTGTCGCTAAGAAGGGTACACAAAAGAGGGTTGTTCTTATACTGGACATCAAACGTTTCTAAAGATGTTTACGACATGCTGCCCTATACATATCAGTCCCACCTATGAGTTCAAGTTCTTTATTATCAACAATCCTCTTTGTAAAAGGACCCGGAGTTCCATCATTACAATACATACAGAGAGCTGAAAGTTTAGTTACCTCACAAGCCAGTGGAATGCAGTCAATAAGTTCACCAAACTTTCTTTGAAAAGAATCAGCATCAAGACCTGCGAGTATTACTTCTTTACCTTCGTAAAGGCAATACTCTACAAACTTCTTGAGACGTGGGAAAAATTGAGCTTCATCAATAGCTATAATATCCACATCGTCAAAATCGTCAGTGTAAATTAGGTCAAATAGGTCATACACTTTATGACAATTAAACTTCACATTATCATGGGTCTTCAAAACTTCATCAGGGGACCGCGTGTCCTTAGCGGAATTGACGACAAGAACTTTTTTACCAATGACTTTCAAGCGCTTAAGTCGTCTGATAAGTTCTGAAGTTTTACCAGAAAACATATTTCCCATAATAATTGACAAACCCATCTCGCTGACTAATATAATATTGTATTTTTTATATGGGTGATCTCCACAGAGCTGTATATAATGGTCACACAGGCTATTACAATCCCAAGACAGGGCGCGTCAGATTTGGGAAATGTGTATATTCCGATATTGCTACAGCTATAAAATATCTCAAGAATAATTAAGATGCCTCTCACCGATGCTCAAATTGCTCGAAAAGTTGGGCAACTGCGTAGAACAGAAGGTCAAATCTATGCACCCCTCAAATACTTCAGGGGGCTTGAAACTCTCAAGGAGGTTGAAACTCGTTACAAGAAGATGCTCAAGAGGGACTACACCAAGTTCCGAACAGACGAAGGAAGAAAGACGAAGACTTCCTCCTACACCCAAAAGTTCCGGAAAAGGTATCCAGGTGCTAAGTCGTTGCCAGATATTGCGAAGGCTACTGGCATTCCTCTGAGAACTGTCCAAAAAATCTACAATAGGGGACTCGCTGCGTGGAGAACCGGGCATCGTCCGGGAGCCTCTCCACAAGCGTGGGGGTATGCTAGGGTTCATAGTTTCGCCACTAAGGGGAAGACGTACTACACGGCGGATAAGGATTTGAGGTGAACCACTCATCTATTCGTTGTATCATAGCGCGCTTATCTTCCTCTGTATATTTACTACCCTTTTGCTGGTTTTCATTATCAATTAACCACTGAGAGTTCAGATAGTGCCAGCAATATTTATTATCATCTGGCAAATTCCATGCACTACATGGAATGATTTCATCTATCTGAACCTCATCATCTTCTGTTTTTGGGCGACTATACCTATCTTCAAAAGTTTTATGAAGATACTCGACCCATTCTTTTGAAGTCATACAAAGATCTTCCAATGAACCTGTAGGATTTTTAACCCTTGTAGCTGTATATCGTCTATTTCGTCGTGCGCGTAGCGCGTGTCCATATGGGTCACATATAGAGCAACTAACGCGTTCACGACCGTGCTCGCAGATTGATCCCCCACCACACTCCCTGCACCGAGAGCGCCGACGATTGTGCTTGCAGAATGATCCCCCATTACACTGCCTGCAGTAAGTGCGTTCACGACCGTGCTCGCAGACTGATCCCCCACCACACTCCCTGCACCTATAGCGTGAACGACCGTGCTCGCAGAATGATGACCCACCGCACTTCTTGCACTGAGCGCGCCGAAGACCATGTGGACATTTCGGAGGAACATATTTTGGTTTTTCGGTGATAGTAGGGCACGGAATACAAAAATTGAACGAATCTAGACTGGTTTGAATCATCTTAACACACATTCAGTTAAAGTCTTTAACCATGACTGAGGTAGTGATTTTCACAATCAGTCAGCCATACCATGTATTTCACCGTCGGGAGTTCTCCAATGATCCTCTGAATCCGATTTGCAATCCTCATCGGATTCAGATTCAGATTCAGATTCAGATCGAGATGGCGCTTGCGAGCCATATTTCAACCATTTCTCTTGAGATGGAAAATGTGGATTGTATCCAAGATACGACCCAACAACTTCTTCACCAGTGTAAAAGGGGAATTCTGTGTAAAGCCGCATTCTATATTCTAGATTAATTTGATAGGGACCGAAATTACACATTTCAGGAGGTGGAACACACGCGATATATTTTTCATCGGGATCCCATGTATGCCAGTCCTCAAGACTCATTTTACTAAGTAGTAGAGCTATATCTTTATATCTATTTTGTTGAAATCAGAACCCTGATAATACCATACATATAAACCCAATTCCTTGTACACAAGTTACGTGTATGAGAGACTCTACGATTTCGTATCCTTTTGTGGGTACATTTACCCTAAAACACCATGTACCAAAACAAGTCAACATAAATACATACGCATTCCAAACTTGTATATTTATGTATGATATCAGTATCATATTAGTTACCGTATCCACATATTTCGCGAATACATTATTAGGATAAAAAATGTGAAATATTAGACCATTCATCGAAATTAATAAACATGGTATAGAACCTGTCGTAAAAAATCGAAGAATGAACGGTAGTAATCCCGTTGCACATATATAATTTTGTTGTAATTTACATGCAATAGAAAACATACCTTAATAACATCTCATTTATTGACTTTATACAACATTACGACTGAGGCGGATAAGGATCTGATTTAAAGACTTGTAAAGTGTATAGTATATGAAATCACCTCTTAGGTATCCCGGTGGTAAAACGAGAGCGTGTTCTATTTTAGATGAAATTATTAATGAAAAAGGTTTTGATAAATCAGTTGTAATATCTCCTTTTTTCGGTGGGGGTTCTTTTGAGTTTTTTCTACGTACCAAATATGGCTCAAAACTTATAGTCAATGATAAGTTTAAACCTCTTATATCATTTTGGAAATCTGTTCAGATACGTAAGGCTGAATTATGCAGTGAGCTCCGAAAACTTCTCAACGTCGTATCAAAATCTATATTTAGTACGATGAGAGACACAATAATGGAAGATACAGATGAATTTATACAAGGATATAAATACTTTGTGATTAACAGATGTTCATTTAGTGGTGCTACACTTTCAGGTGGATTTTCAACCGAATCTTCCAAAAAACGTTTCACTGAGTCATCTATTAAACGCACCGAAGATCTCAATCTAAATGATGTAGAATTTCACAATCTGGATTTTGAAACTTTTTTAAAGGGTAAGAAGGGTCTTATATTTTTAGATCCACCATATTATCTAAATGAAAACTCAAATTTATACGGAAAAAATGGAGACATGCATGAAAATTTCAATCACGAAAAACTATTTCAGGTTTTAAAGAAAAGAAAAAACTGGATAATGACATATAACAATTGTGATTACATCAGAGATTTGTATAAAAATTACGAAATCCGTGAAGTAAAATGGTCGTATGGGATGAATACGAGTAAAGATTCATCTGAAATCGTCATCCTAGGTTAGGTGGTAGCCGTGTTCTATCATCTATAGAATACTCGCTCGGGGCAAGTGTGTTAATATTTAAGGGTTGAAAAGCAGCCGTCACGGATAAGTGTGAACCAGACTTGGAATGAACCTTCACTCTTATGCGTATCCTCTGTTCTACTTTAAATTCGGGAACTCCCCATTCGAGTGGATCTTCTCCTAAATGATACAATCCACGCCCGAGGATTTGTATGTATGCACAACCCTTTTTTCTATAGAAATTTTGAATTTCATGATTATCTACTGTCAAGTATTCGTCTTTATAATCATGTTTAATCTTAATCCATTCGGGGTGTGTAATCTTATCAAATAGAAAAGGAGGTGGTTTAAATTTGATTCTATCCATATACTGTTGAAAAAGTTCATTCTTCGGTACCCAGCGACCTTCTTTCCATTTGAGTGTTGATTGCCCCCAATCTGGAGACTGTTTAGGTTTACACTCGATATGTCCATTTTGTGTATATATATCTGGTTTATGTGAAGAACCACCACCTTGCGCTATAATTTTAGGACTGTGTTTTATGTTTCCATAACATAAATCTTCGTATAATTTACCTTTTACCGAACACATAGACCCTTTAGGCACTTTCGTAATTACTGAAGACATAGACCCTTTACATACTTTCACAATAATTTTCTGTACTAACTTATGAACATATAAATTATCGTATGCCAAAATGTCATGTATTTTCTCAATGTCACGTCTCAGATCTTTCAAGTCCCTCAATACATCATCCATTTTTATTTGATATGTCATTATTTTTTTATATCTGCGTTAAATACAGGATGGTTCATTTAGAACGAATACATGAAGAAATACGCGTTCTAAATATAAAAGACGAAACTTTACTCTCGTATCGTGTTTTTTTAAACTTTTCCAAGAGAATAGATTTGTTACACGGAATTGAGTTGGGTATTTTACCTGATCGTAAGAAGCTTACAGAAGAGGAAGTAGAAGAAAGGGAATACCTTGATACGTATTTCAAAACTCTGAAAGAATTATTTCCCCATTTGTACGAGAAGTGGTACAGAAGATCAATTTAAAGATTTTGTTTCTTTAATAATAAATGCCTCCTTTAAGGAACATACTTAGGCGTCCAGTTTTTGATTTCTATTCATCCGATGATGAAGAGATACCTCGTATTTCATGGGAAGATTACTTTATGAAGGCTGCAGATCTCGCCGCGGTTAGATCTCCTTGTGAGAGACTCAAAGTTGGGTGCGTTCTCGTTAAGAATAACAGGCTCATAAGTATGGGTTACAATGGATTTTTAAGTGGTTGTGTACATACTTCAATTGTGAGGGATGGACATGAACAAGCTACGATTCATGCCGAGATTAATGCCATCACCGATGCAGCGAAGAGGGGTGTCTCCATCGATGGTGCCGAAGCGTATATTACACACTATCCATGCCTAAATTGTTACAAGGCACTGGCGAGTAGTGGTATAAAAAAGATTTATTACAAACATGATTACAAAAATAACAGGATCATACATGAGTTAGGATACGGGATATCTATTACTAAGCTAACTTCCTCTTAATTTCCTTGGTAAATGTGACAATACAGATAGCAAAACTAAATAGATTAACAAATGCTTGCGCACTCATAATATGAAGTCTCACCCAAACGTTTTCATATTGTGTGTAATACCAATACAAAAAGGAGAGAAGAGTTACATACCACACTCTAATTATTAGATTTGAAGCCATGTATAGACGTCTAAGTAACCAATGCCCTTTGAATATTCGCTTTAAAAGTAGGAGAGTTGTGTCAATTTCAATAAGACCCCCTATAGCTACGATACGAGAATCCCAAGGTCTAAAAAGAGGATACAATAGAAAGGATAGAACAACGAGATGATGGAACTTAATGAGTTTATGATAAGATGTCAAAACATGAGGACGACGATGTATCCATATTAGATCAAATAACATATGTACCGTGAAGGCATGTGTAAGAAATAGAGGGTAGACTGTGTAGTGAAATGCCACTTCTGCTATAGACAGAATAGAGAAAGGAATTAGAAACCCGAGGGTTACAACATCATGAATAAATGCTTCCTTCATTATTAGTTTTGTGTGTTAGATCTTTATAGCACTTTCACATCCAAATGGAAGTTCTTATCGAACTTCCCCAACTCAATCTTTCCATCATCAATGAGCGACTTAATTTCTTGACCAATCATTAGGTTATCGTTTAGAATAACGTCAAGTTTTGGATCTTCAGGGAGTTTGGGCATGAACATCATGAAGGCGGTCATTTTCTGATCCATTGGAATCTCGCGATCTTGAAGAATTTGCTTAACAACATTAGGGATGTTCTTTGGGTCCATTTTACCAATTAGCAGATGTATTTTTTAACCTCGTTCTCTCCCTATTTTCTTCCTCATCATACTGATCGGGGTCGTACATTATTTTACTTTTATGTGTCATCTGTACAAGTTTTTCTACAGGTTTCAGGGTATCAGAAGGCTCATAAGGGATAGATGAGTGATGGAGACAAATGCGCACCTTTCCATCTGTATTACGCTTATAACCAAAGGTGTATTCAACATCTGAAATCTCTCCCGTTGTGGCACATGTAAACTCATATGTACCCATCGCGTGAGCTACATCACCATGACAATCAATCTGGTGGTTATTAAATACAACCTTACTGAAGCCCTTTTTGGCGTTAATAGCGAAACCGTGATCTTCCTTGTATCCACTTACTACTGCATCATTACCAACAAAATAAGACATAGCATCATGAGCTGTAGGGCGGAACTGTTGTTTCGCGGCTTTAGTTGGTTTGAAGAGTACATTAGAATGATCGTACCCATATAGTTCACCCGCACGCTCACCCGCGAGACTTACATAGTCCTCACCCGAGAGGAAGGAATTTGAAATATCCACAATTGATTGCGCCCAAAAGTTTTGCGCTGCGATGACGTCATATTCGGATACGACATTCATAAGCTTCTCGGCTTCATTTAGCTGAGCAACTGGTTGACTAAGACTTACACGAGAGGATTTTGTAGGTTTACTAAAACCCCTGGCTGCGTTTACTTCTGTATCATATTGAGCGGGATCGTTAAATACTCGAGTTTTAACGTTACGTGTGAGATTAATACGTGCGAGGGAAAAGGACATATTATACATTCATTGTTCTTATTCTTTATTATCCTTATTCTTGTTTGGACGGATAGCCCACTTATTTTCCTTGTTGAACTTCTCGTAGTCAATCTCCTTAATTTTGAAGACATCCATTAGAAACTTCTTCAATGGGTGAGGCTTCTCATCCTCTTTGGGTCTCTCCTCCCGGCTTGCGAGTGCAGAGTCTCTGTTCTCTTTATCACTTGGGATTCGACGCCTCCCCTCACCTGGAGCTTCAGCAGGCTCAACAAAATCATTCTTCTTAGATTGGACGCGGATATTGGGTCGTATATGTAAAAGTCTTGTTAACATTTTACTATGGGCAGACATTATCTTTAATAGTGTATAATTCCACCAGCTTCCAAAAGTGTTTTGGTCACTCCAATAGCGACAAGTCCAACTCCGATCTCTTTGTACTCCATCTTGAGTAGACGACCCGCGATGGTCATCGGCATAACCCACGAAGTGAGTTGGAAGAGGCTGTAGTTGATTAAATCCTGATCAGGGAGAGCAGAACGGACTTTAACATTTCGTACGGGGCGACGAATAGCTTTGTTAGTTTTTGGTAAAGTAACACGTTTGTGTTGTACATGGATAGGTCTGGCGAGGGTTAACATTTTACACAGTTTACGCTTCTTATCTTTATGTGATAAAAATGTATTTTGGAGACCTAAGTCATTCCCAAACCAGTATAAAAGTATACATCTACAATCAACAACATGACGACCATGAACGCTGCTTCCATTGCTACCTACATTTCCAAGCTTGAGACCGAGAACATGCAGCTCGCTGCCAAGGTTGACAAACTCGCCAAAGACGGGCTTGCTATTCGTCTCAAACTTATTCAATATGAGCGCGAGTTTGAGATTGACGACGAGGAATCCGTCTGCTCCAATGACCTTGGTCTATCTTACGACTCGGACGAGACTGACGATACTTACGTAGTTGACAAGTCTTACGAATCCGAGGACGAGGTATCATCCTATGCTTCTACTGAGCGAACGACTATGGATTCCGAAGATTTTGATGAATGCTACAACCACGAGCTTGTTCGCGCTTTGGGAGCTCTCTCTTACCATGAGAAAGATATGCATAAGTCCAATGCTTACGCCAAAGCGGCTGATGCTATCTATGAGCTAAAGTTCAAGGTAGACGATGGACACGAGATTGCCATCGGTGATAAGAAAGTTCCTGGTATTGGCAAGAGCATCGCCAAACTTATTGACGAGTTCCTCGAGACTGGAAAAATCAAGAAGCTTGAGCAGCTCTCAGCGGTTGATGATACCCATGACGACTACGCTGATACCAATGAGGAGGTGGCTTATTACCTTGAGACCCTCGCCCAAGAGGAAACTGATGCATTCAAGGGTAAGGCTTATGTAAAGGCATCCAATGCTATTCGTGAACTTGACTTTGAGGTTACCCACGGTGATGAACTTGCTGATGGTCCTAAGAAGGTCCCTGGTATTGGCAAGGGTATTGCCAGAAAGATTGATCAGTTTCTTCAGAGTTGTTAGATCCACGTCGCAGGCTTTGATTTGAATTTCTTCTTTGGTTTACCACTGAGACGTGAAAGCAAATACACATAGAACAGTAATCCGTAACGGATCATTAACTTATTTTAATACAACAAAACAATTTACATGTCAAGCTCCTCCATACCTACTTCTCCGTGTTGCGTCTTCCAATCGGACAAGTCATTGTATATCTTTTCTGATGTGTCATATGTACTCCGTCCATCTTCAATCATCATATCTCTTACACATTCAAACAGAACAGTTGTAAGTGCAAACTTATAAGCGAGAAAACCAACAAAAGTACAACCATAATCAAAATCAAAAGCAAAGGGGGCATTGTTCCAAGATACTTCAAATGCTGCAAGACTGATAGGTGCGAGAAACTCTTTTTGAAAAATTGAATTCTCAAAATTATCCACCCTTTCGGAAAGCAGGGAAACATAAGTGTAAGATGCCAGAGCCCCGAAGGCTACAGATACACCTTGATCCGCACCTTGGGTAATGAAATAAGACGCAGATAGTGCAGACCCATACCCACAAGTACTCCTCTTTAGAGTTTTCTTAAGTTTGTTGTAATCATGAGTAGATGCCAGAATTGGGGCGGGTAGCGCGTAAGTGTAAGACATTTCTGAATATTTTACTCAACAAATCTTTATCTGAGTTATATTATAATGCCGTGCCAAAACTGTAAAAAAAAGAAATGTGGTATTACAATGACTTGTAAATATTGTAGTGGTGATTTCTGTATCAGTTGTTTACATTTAGAAAAACATAAGTGTCCAGGTATCGAAGATAAAATTAAAATGGATCGTGAAATATTGAGTAAAAAGATTGAATATGAAAGAGAACCCAAACACTTAAAGATTTAACTCGTAAGATGAATAGGGGACAAAGGTAAGTTTTTTTGGGGTAAAGGTAAGTGCTGGGATGTCCGAGTGGTCTAAGGAGGACGACTTAAGATCGTCTGTGTTATACACGCGCGGGTTCGAACCCCGCTCCCAGCATCTATGGACTTGTAGTGAAACGGATATCACTCTGGACTTCTAATCCAGCGTTCCGGGTTCGATTCCCGGCAAGTCTGAACTTAAAGTTTTAAATTAATAAAATAACATGCAAATACGTGTACTCGGATTGCTTCCGTACATAGTTCATTATCTACGTACGGAATCATTAATAGCTTATATTGTGATTAATAACGGAATATTATATCATATATTGTTACCAACAAGTCAGCTTGTTAAATGGTATGATATAATATGCAATGTCTACATGATGGTATTTGTAAATATTCAAGTCCAAAATATATACGTATTTACGTGGACTTGTTTCGCAGCTGGATGTTTTATATATAACTCTTTGTATATCAAACGAAAGTTTTTGAAGGGTGTTTTCCATATCGCAGGTGTTCAATTACCTCTATACAGAGCTTTGACACTTACTTCTTTTTAGTAGTCTTCTTCTTTGTAGACTTCTTTTCCTTTTTGATCATAATGGAAGGGCTGTGAAGCGCCTCAATACCGCGGATCTTTTTACTTTTATCCTGAATAGCTTTTTGAAATTTCAGGTAATTATTCATTAGATTGTTACCTCCACCACGTGTATTAACCTGGTAGTTGTTGGGGGCATAACCACCCTCGCTATCCCTCATGAAATACCCTCTCACAAGATCGTTAGCATTCTCATTAAGAGGTGTGAAGATCCCCGATTTATTAACCCTGGTCATATTATAGTATACACTAATATTATAATGTGGGTTTTTGCTTTAGTCACAGGAATTCCAATTATTGTGTACGGCGCTGCATGTTGGGGTTTGATTTACAACTTGAAAAGACGTCGTGAATTGGGCATCTCCCCGAGATGTTCCCAAACTGACTTAAGGAATATACATCCTCTTTAAATATAAGATGACACCCCAAATTATAAAAGGGTGGAATTCTAATACAATTAATTGGGATGATTGTATAGACATTTACAATAGTTCAATTGAAGAGTGTAAAAATGAACAAAATATTAAATATGACAGTAAGCACCAGTTATTGTTATATGGTGAGATGGTAAAGATGAAATTACCTGGATTTTTTAATACACCTAATGCACATATACATCAAAAGGTACAAGATGCGATGAAAATGACAAATACTGCAAATGCTCATATGTATTTTAATATTAGTCGTAAACCTGGTAGTTTAGGTTTACATTATGACGAAGAGGATGTATTTTATTGGCAGTGTGTTGGAAAAGTTGTAGTAATAATTGACGATGTTGAATATTTACTAAACCCCGGTGATATGATTAAAATTCCAAAGTATGTTAAACACAATGTCGTACCTATAACACCGAGAATTGGTATATCTATGAGTGTTACATAAAGAATATAATTGTATCCAATATAGAATGCCTCTCGGTATCAAGAAACTCTCTTACGATGCTATTCTTCCAACTCGTGGTTCTGATGGTAGTGTTGGATACGATCTATACAGCAATGAAGACGCTATTGTTCCGTGTCAGGCAGGTAACGCTCTCGTTGGGACTGGATTAGCTGTGAGGATTCCAGATGGCTGTTATGGTCGTGTTGCTCCTCGTTCAGGATTGGCTGTCAAGCATTGCATTGATGTAGGTGCGGGTGTAATTGATCCAGATTATACCGGTGAAGTCAAGGTTGTTTTATTCAATCGTGGATTTGACAACTTTGAGATCAAGAAGGGTGATCGTATCGCTCAGTTAATTCTTGAGAGGTGTGAAACTCCTCACATTAAGGAAATTGGTCTCCTTGAGGAAACTCTGAGGGGTTCAGATGGTTTTGGCTCTACGGGAAAATAAGAAAAACATTAATAACATAAGAATGAGAAGTCCTAAGAGAGCGTAAACTGTAAAATTTACAGATGTATCTGCGGTTCCCTCACTCTCCTCCTCCTTCTCTTCACCCTCCTCCTCTTCAGGGGGTGGTTCACCGTAACACGTTTCATCGGTGCTAATAAACTTTTCAACTTCTTCTTCTGTACAAGCATCTGGGTCAGCGCAAAGGTTGCATTTTTCACCTTCTTTGCACTTACAACATTGCTTCACAATACTGTTTTCGGGAAATGTGACATTTTCAGATGGAGCCATATATCCCGAAGAACACTCATCTGTACTCACGGGGTGGCAACCTTCGGGTGCAATTTCTACACCGCGCATAGTTCCATCGTCCTGTTGAACTTCTAGATCACTAATAGCACAACTACTCATTATAATTAGTACGGATTATTTTTATCACAGAACCACATAGCTTCTTGTGTGGGCATAAAAAGCATACCATGTCTCATAGTCATAAAAAGTTTAGCCTTGTTTAGGTTGGGGTAAGACCATAAGAGCCACCTTTCCCAGTATTCAGCTCTAAAGAAATCTTCCCAATCTTCCTCTGTACTTTCTTTAACTCTTAACATTTCACGTTGTATTTCATATGGATCAGTCTCAATTCGCAACTCCTTAGGAATGATAGCACCCTTTCTAATAAGATGCGCACGCATGAGTCTGGGATTACCGTGATCTATATAATGCTCAACACCCTTTTGTCCGAAATCGATAGATCTCTGATTAGGTAAAGTCACCCTAAGTTTGTGGGTGACCGAGGGACTTGGTTTCAATACAACGTGCATTTAAATTGTCATAGATAAAGATTCTGAGATATTTACACATAGATGAAAAACTATGAATCCCTGGACTCTATTACTATCCGAGTTGGTGATTCTTCCAAAGAGAATGATAAACTTTCTACGGAGAGTAATCCAAAATATTGGTGGTTACACGTTTCCGAATGTCCAGGATCTCATGTCGTTATATGCTATGAAGGGGAAGTAGTTCCTAAAGAGACTAAGAGGGATGCAGCTGTTTTGGCTGTACATCACAGTAAAGCTCCATCCCAAAAGATGACAAAAGTTGATTTTGTTAGAGTTGACCAAGTTTACAAATATGTAAATACTCAACATGGACAGGTTCTAATTGAAGGAGACGTCACCAAACTTACTGTATTCATGAATAAGGAGAAACCAAGACTTGAAAGACTTTTGAAGAACTCGCTTAAATAATAATATCTAACTAATTTTAACGTATGTATAAGACAACATATGATAAATCCGAGTGTCAAACGGGTATAGTTCATATTGGCTATGGTAATTTCCATAGAGCTCATCAGGCCATGTATATAGATGATTACATGGAAAAATCCGGTGATCTTCGTTGGGGTATTGTAGCTGTCAATCTGAGAAACGAGGGATTTCGAGAGATTGATGATTACATTTTAAAGACACCTTCTTCATACAGAATTGTGAGGAGTCATCTTGACTACATTGATTGGACCAAGAATAGAACAATAGCTAAGCATATGCTTACTCTTCCGAGTGTTCATTTAATTACAGTAACTGTTACAGAGAGTGGGTATGCACCTGGATCTCCCTTATTTGAATATCTTGCGTGTGGACTTAGAAATAGAAACACACCAATAACAATATTGTGTTGCGACAATATTCGCCAAAATGGTAAAGTATTGGAGGCACAATTTTTAGCATATCTTTACCAAACAAATCAACATGAAATGGCTGATTGGGTGAGAGGTAATGTGAAGTTTCCCTCATGTATGGTTGATCGCATCACTCCGAGGACTACATCACAGCTTTGTGAGGAAATAGGGCGGAGATATCCACATTACATGCATAACCCGGTTCAAACAGAGGAATATTCCAAATGGGTAATAGAGGATAACTTTGCATCAGATTTTCCAGATTTAACACAAGTTGGTGTAAATATTGTGGATGATTTGGAGCCATTTGAAGAAACGAAAATTAGAGTGCTTAACGGTGGACATACATCTTTGGCATACCTTGGTGTTCTTTCCGGTTATCGTACATTTGATCAAGTTATGAATGACGAAAAACATCGCGAACATTTCAAGAATCTTCAAAACGAGGAAATTATTCCTTCTATTGAAATGGAAATGGATCTTCCATTTGATATACACGACTATGTAGATACAATTGAAGAAAGGTTTTCAAACTCTACAAACGTTGATGACTTGGAGAGGATTTGTATGAATGGATTTACAAAATTCCACACTTTTGTGGTACCCACGCTTCGTAAATGTCTTGAACATGGAAAACGTCCTAAACACATTTACAAAAGTATTGCGGCTTGGTATATATACGCGAGACGGTTTGCAAGGGGGTGTACAAAAATTCGTTACAATGAACCTAATTGGGTTTTATTGGAGCCCCTCTTAGCAGATCATAAACTGGATGCATTTGTTACTAATGAGAGATTGTGGGGAGATATTCCTAAAAACTATATTACATTCTCTAGGGATCTAAAATCTGTACTAATGTCACACACGTATGAAAGGGAAATTGATATGCTTGCCGATTAAAGTGGTTCTTCTTCTGGTACAACATTGGGTTGTTCTATTCTAAAAACACCCTTGGAGATGGCTGCCTTTATAATTTCTATACGTGTATTTGGAATTGTCCAATTATTATCAATCGCAACAGAAACATACTTTTGAACTACATCATTCGCAGCAATATTTGCTCTGTTACGAATAGCGTTGTCTGCCCATTCTTGGGGATCAGCCATTACAGTTCTGGCTGCAAGATGTTCTTCTTCCGACAGTGTTATACGAATTTCTAATGTAGATACTTCTTCCATATATACCGTAAAGAATTAATATTTATCGCCTAAATAAATCGCAAGCGTCGTTGAGTGGAGCTCGCTGCCTCCGTAAATCGAGTCGGCATGGACTTCCATAGCGACGTAATCTCCTTCGTCCAAGTAGATCAATACCTGAGCCGAAATCCCGCGCCTGCTACTATTCCCGGAGTCGTTTACGTGCGCTGCACCCCAACTGAACACAGACCCATTTCTCCACCATCGCGTGTTGGGAGCTGAGTCACCTGCTCCACCTAATCCCGTGAATGTGAATAAGTAATATCCCGGAAACCCCGGTGGAGCTGTAAACCGACCGGTGGATGAGTTATATAAACCGTTATCGTTGTATCCAATTACATTCCAAATGTATTGACCCACCATATTCCCCAATGGATTGGTGGTGGAATATACTCTCCCGCCATTCCTACCCACCATCGAGATGGGTCGGTCTGGGTAAGACTGACCACCGAAAAGTTTTGTTATCGTGCTAAGACTGCCTACATTAGACAGGGTTGAACCAGTAACGTGGAGGTTAGATGTGACATTTAGATTACTTACAGTACTGTCACATATAACGTGCAGATTACCCGTGACAGTTACATTACTCTCCGATGTATCCACAAAGAGTACAGGGTCACTCATCTATATTTAATCTACAAAATTAATAGTCAAACTTTGTGGTATTCCGTGTTGTTCTATGTGCTCTCTCAGATGCCCTATAGCTTCGTCAGCTGAGAGAGTTTCATCCTCCTCCTCACCGTCATCCGTTCTGGACCATTCTTCGTGGAGTTCAAGAAGAAACTGGTTAAGACCCGGATATTCCTCTTGCTCTGTATTAGTCGGTATATACCCCGGCATTGTCATGGGTTCATTTTGATTAACGAGGAAAGATGGTGGTTTCACCTTTTCTCGGATATCTTTTATCACATTGCATATCTCCACGTAATCACCTTCTGGAAGACGTTCCGCATTCTGATCAACCAAATCAATTAACTTATGGAATAGATCCATTTTGAGTTGTTTTTCATATTATTCGTATTTACTTAGGTTATTAATTTCCAAAAGCGACACCCGCCATACCATTCTTTATACGTAAAATGTTAAAATTCACGGCATACACGCGATGAAGGTTGTTACCTCCAGAAACATTGTTGACGAGAAGCTTGGCGTTATCTATGCGGCTGAAGTTTAGTGTGCCACTGGGCTGCGCCTTGCTCATGGAGAGGCAGAAAGGCCAAGAGTAGGTTGGGAGATCATCCAATACATCATCTGGGAGATCAGTGCAGTGCATTTGGGGAACAATGTTGTGATGATAGACATTGGAACTATTCTCAAATAGAGCTGTACCGTTGATGTAGAGAGAAGAAGTACCGAAAGTGTACTCATCATACCACTTCTGACCTGCAGCCGCACCGGAAATAAGGTGGATAGACTTCACTGGGTGGTTGAAGTAGCTGAGATCCATCTCGGTATCAGTGCTGGTAGCTGGCTGGTATTGGGTTTGGGTGAACAGAATCTCATGCTCGGTCTCGGTGAAATACTTCCTCTCATCGGTATCAACGTATATGTAGTTACCGTAGATCTTGGGAGTACCTTGGGGAGTGTAACCATCCCTGCACTTAATTCGAAGTTCCACCTCATGATATTGTAAGGCCACCAAAGGAAGAGCCTTGGTCCAGTCCTCACCGAAGAAGAAAGGAATCATAAAGTGATTCTGACCATGGTTCTCCTTGGCAACATTGGTAGTGACAGTGCATGAAGCCTTGGCAGAGTTATCGCGGAGAAGGGGGTTGTAAGCACCCTGGATGAAAAGTGAGTCAAGTTCCGAAACCTTCTGACCACCAATCCAGAGTTGGAAAGTAGTGGGGTTGGAGGCATCGGCGGAGAAGAGACCGTCAGTGTTGGTAGCAATGTTGGAAATGAGAGTATCCTCAACCCAAATGTAACTGAGAAGGTCACCCTTAGAACGAATGGGTACGGTAATCTCATTAGAGGCACCAAAGGATCCAATGTAGTCCATGCGCTCGGGCTTCATAGAGAAGTTAGTGTGGCGCTTGTAATTCTGACGAAAAAAACTGACCTGTGGCTCACCAGTGATGAACACATCCTGGGCACCTTTAGAAACAAGATCAATCAAAGCAGCTGACATATTTACTAATAAAGTATATTAAAATTTTCGGGCGTTAATAACACAACAAAGAAAATGGTAGTTTTTCAGGCACTTACATGGGAGGCTCGAGATGGAGAAGATGAACACTTGATTAGCATCTTTGGTAAAACCGAGGATGGCAAATCAGTCTGTGTTACTACCGCTTTCACACCTTACTTTTTTATTAAGCTTCCAAGTGGCGTGGATTCGCAAAAGGTTCAAAGAATTTATGACATTCTCGGTAATCAGTGCAAAGATTCTCTGGTTGCTTATTCATTGATGAAGTCTAAAGATGTCTGGGGTTTCCAGAATAATGAGGAGTTTGCATATATGAAAATTAACTTTAAAGATCTTCAAGCTCGCCGATTGGTTGATTCCTTTTTACGTAGACCACTTGATAGGAGTCCTGAACTGTATGAAATTTTCGGTGTAAGGAATGTTAAGGTCTACGAATCTAATTTGGATCCGGTATTGCGTCTTATGCATCGTACAGGTATTCAATCGACTGGGTGGCTTGATAGTGGTGAAAGATGTGTTCGTTCTCACATTGCGAATGTTGATATTGACCTCTTCTGTAACGATTGGACTACTCTAAAGCCAGTTGCCCGAGATGATATTGCACCATTTGTAGTGGCATCTGTGGATATTGAATGTAATAGTTCTACTGGTAAGTTCCCAGATGCAAATATTCTTGGTGATGCTTGTTTCCAAATTGCTATTTCTCTTTGTAAGTTTGGCTCTGATGAACCATATGACAAGACATGTCTCTGTTACAAGGAAACAGATTCAAACCTTGAGGGGTGTGATATTCGCAGCTATGCTACTGAGAAGGAAATGCTTGAGGCATTTCAAAAGTATTTACATTCCAAGGATATTGATATAATTACGGGATGGAACATCTTCGGTTTTGATATGGAATATATTTACAAACGTGCGCAAATTAACAAGTGCAATTACGACTTTTACAATTTGGGAAAGCTAAAAGATATTGATTCCCAATTGGTTATTAAAAAGCTCTCGTCAAGCGCTTTGGGTGATAACTTTTTGAAGCTTCTTCCTATGAGTGGTAGGTTTATTTTTGATCTCTTTCATGAGGTAAAGAAAGGTTACAAACTGGATAGCTATAAGCTTGATAGCGTTTCAAAGCTGTACCTTGGAGATCAAAAGATTGACATGGCACCAAAGGAGATGTTTGCTCGCTATAGGGAAGAAGATCCTGTTAAACTGAGAGAAGTTGCTGAGTATTGTATTAAGGATACTCTCCTTCCACATAGACTTATGAAGAAACTTTGTATTTTGTTGAACTTGGTTGAGATGGCTAAGGCAACGTGGGTTCCAGTTCCATTCCTTGTGGAACGTGGGCAGCAGATTAAAGTCTTCTCCCAACTGACTAAGAAGGCGAGGGAGCTTGGATTTATGGTTCCGACTATTCGTTATGGTTCCCTCCCTGAAGAACCCTACGAGGGTGCGACTGTCCTTGAAGCTCAAAAGGGGGCGTATTACACACCCATCACAGCCCTTGATTTTGAAGCCCTGTACCCCAGTATTATGATGGCTCACAATCTCTGTTATTCGTCGTATGTAATGGATGAGAGGAAGTATGGTAATATATCTGGTATTGAATATGAGACTTTCAAGATTGGCGACCGCACCTACAAGTTTGCACAGGATGTTCCCAGTCTCTTACCTGCAATCCTTTCGGAGCTTAAGCAGTTCCGAAAACAGGCTAAGAGGGACATGGCTGCAGCTACAGGTTTCATGAAGGAAGTCTACAATGGTAAACAGTTAGCCTACAAAATTTCAATGAACTCTGTGTACGGTTTTACAGGTGCTGGTAAGGGTATTCTTCCATGTGTCCCCATTGCTTCTACTACTACTTCAAAGGGTCGTTCAATGATTGAAGAAACTAAGAACTACGTTGAGAAGAACTTCCCAGGTTCATATGTTAGGTATGGTGACACTGACTCGGTTATGATTGAGTTTGATGTCGGTGATCGTACGGGTGAAGAAGCTATTGCCTACAGTTGGGAGGTGGGTGAGAGGGCTGCAGAAGAATGCAGCGCTCTTTTCAAGAAGCCAAATAATTTAGAGCTTGAGAAGGTATATTGTCCTTACTTCCTTTACAGTAAGAAACGATATGCTGCGAAGTTATGGACAAAGGGTAAGGATGAGAATATGCATATGGACTATATTGATGTAAAGGGTCTTCAACTTGTGAGACGTGACAATACACCCCACGTTCGAGAAGTATCCAAAGAACTTCTTGATGTAATTCTGACTTCAAGTGATCCTGGTCCACCCAAGGAGCTTGCCAAGGAGAGAGCTATTGAGCTTCTTTCGGGTGATGTACCAAATCAGAAGCTTATTTTGAGTCAAGGTCTATCCGATTCTTACAAAGTTGGGGGTAAATCTGTATCTGTAACAAGTTCAGAAAGTGTTAACATTAATCAATCTCATGTGCAAGTAGTCACTAAAATGAGACAAAGGAAACCTGGTTCAGAGCCACAATCTGGTGACCGTGTACCCTACCTTCTTACTAAGACTGGGGATCCAAAGGCAAAGGCTTTTGAGAAGTCCGAGGACCCAAAGTATGTTGAAGAGCATAACATCCCCGTAGATTACCACTATTACTTCCTCAATAAGTTTTTGAATCCTGTGTGTGACCTTTTAGACCCACTCTATGATAATGTCAAAGAGGAAATCTTTGGTGAAATCATTAACCAACATAAACCCGTAAAACCTCCCAAGCTTCCCTCCCTGAGTGGCATGAAGAAGGAGCAACTGATTGCTGAATGTAAACACCTTGGTTTAGAAGATACAGGTACACTCGCTATTTTGAGGGCTCGGCTTAAGGAAGCAAGAACAAAGGAGGATTCCGTTGAAGACTTATTTAAAAATTATAATCCAGTAGAAGTTAGGAATGAGTCTGTATGATAATGTTGTAAAGCTTATGGACGAATCTCTTGAAGAGCGTATAAATGTTGTGGTGAATGAGTATGCCGAAAAAATATCAAAAAAACATGGCATTCCATTGGAACAACTTTTAAAAGATATTCCAGAGTCTTATACGATTACTACGTGTAAAGGTACTAAAAACAATGGGCAGAGATGTGGGTTTAAGGCATTTGAGAATGGGTATTGTAGACATCACGCCTCACAGGGTCATCGTGTATGCCAAAGGGCATTTTCAAGTACAGGAAGTATTCATAATCACGGACCCGAGATCATGTTTGTAAGAGGGTGTCCCGGTTGTGAAGCTTCAAACGGGCTTATAGATTTGGGGGTTTAATATAACAATGAACAAAAACGATATTCTACTAACAGCAATAAACAAATTTTACGATGAAGAGAAGAATAAAACTATACTATTAAAAATTTTAGACAAGTCCAGTGGTATCAGCCTTCGCAATTTGGAATGGTTTATCACAAACTACGCTAAGAAGAATCACACCGCTTATCAGACTGGTGATGGTAAATTATTCACTGTTCATTGTGCATATAAATCCAGTCTTAACGGTTACAGTAAACAACTGTTTGATCCATTTTGTAGATCACAGAAGTTTGCATACACAGTTCCGGGAACATCTCATGAAATCCATACAACTTTGGCACAGTTGAATTTCATCAAATGGTGTATCAAGAATAATATTATTGACTATATAAACAATCACCGAGATACTCTATTTAGTAAGCAAGTGACATAAAACCATTTGAAAATACAAATGTTTGATAGCCTGTGTAGTACATATTTAATGAAAATGTTTCAGTTGTAATGTCAATCGGCTGTGAAGTATCCAATTTAACTTCAATATTAGTTTTATCGGATTGTAGCCAATAAAAATCCAAGTTTCCCGATGGTTCCACATTTATCGGATTCAACGAGAAACTATACGTATATACATTTCTAATTGGTCTTGCCAATCTTTTTTGGAATGGAATGAGATATTTGAAATATGAGTGATCTGTTTTTGTTACATTTGGAAGTTTATTTCCATTTATGTTGAAACTTGCTTCGGACATAAGAGGATAAAAGAATGTATTCTCACCTTGAAAATCGAGGGACGAAGAAAAATTGAAACGATTTTGGTACAAACGTTGACCAGCGACAGATGCACCGTATGGACCTATAGCATCACTTTCATCTTCAAATATTGTATTCCTTAAAAACCAGTGAATGCACTTTACAGGAATGTTAGGAACTAAGTTATTCCTTATAACGTCTCTATTTAGATCGCTAACAATCACGGGGTGTCGACGTACAAGATCTGTTATAAACGTCTGGTCCTTACTCGTCAGAAAGATTCTCTCTTCTGGACTTACAGTTATTTCTTCAGTGATTATATTAAACTGAGGTAGAGTTACAACGTCAGTTGTTTCTGTAAAGAACTCTTGTTTATGGAACTCAAACTCAAACTCTATTTTCTGTTTATAAATTGAACACACGGGGAAATAGGGTCTATTAGGACTATTTGACGAATATTCATCACTTGCAAACTTCCTCGAAAAGAAGAAGTGGATTGGAATAACCAAATCTGAACTATACCTCGCTACAGCAATATTGTCCGGTGCATCATCAAAGCCGAGGTTTCTATTTACAAGAAATCGATTTGCAACTTTTTCAGACATTTCTAAATAAAGCTCATCATATATAATACCCCAGTCATCATATATCTTCTCTACCTCAATGTCATCTACATACATTGTTACACTTTTGAGAAGATGTCTACCCAATTGATCCGCGTAGTTTCCATCGCTTATAGCGGGCATTGTTACACTCAAGTACATATTACTCAATAGATCGCCCATATTTCGCGGATTAAATTCAACTTTAATTGTTTTATTAAAAGGCCACCCCGGGGCTGCATTACCAGGTTGAATTACATTACGACTCCTATGATATTTTCTAAAATCGGAGTGAGCACGATTATTGGTATAATTAAAGAATGATTCTTCTGGATCATCGGAAAGCAAGTGAGTGTCTTGCTTTCCGATAGCTTTGAGCGAAATTTTCGCAGCTTCACCCATACCTATCTATTGTCTACATATTTTTAATATCCATTTTCCACATTTCAATGTGACTTGTATTTTTCATCACCTCAAGTTCTTCCTTAGCCTGTTTAGACTCCTTGAGAAGATCCTTGACAGATTCCTCTGTGTATTGCACAGTCTTGATGTTGAGAAGATAGTCATAAGTACCACCAATTTTGGGGAAAGTCTGTGCCAACTCTGCCTCCAATTCCTGTTTCTTACGTTTGAAGACCACGATATCACCTTCAATAACCATAGTGACAAACTTTGATTTGTATCCACACATGGTAGCCCTTGTTTCAAGAACCTTGATGAGGTGTGCCTTTCTCTTCACATAGTGATCTTCGCGCAGTTCCACAAAGTCCTTGAGAATCTCTTCCGGACTCGAGTATTTGTGGATTCCCCTCGTGGGGTGGAAAAGATGCATATTTGATACACGGAACGTCTTCCTCAATTTTAGATCCTTGAGGAGATCTTTTCCCGTGTAATCTTCAATTTCAAAATGAACATCCTCCGTTGTGGAATTATTCGTAAATCCACCAATCAACTTCTTTTCAACGAGACCTTCGAGATATTCCTTGTAATCCTGTGTCCAACGTCCTGGTGGTAATTCAGTGACCACGATATTCATCCCTTTCCAATTCCACACACCTTCCATCATCCATGTATCATCCTCCTTGTGTACTTTCCCCTTGAATCCCTTGAACCACGGTCTCATGGGTACAACTTGTTTTCCGTCCAAGATCCTTCCAATGTTATCCTTAATATCCCTGGGATTGAAGGGTGGGACATAACAACTGAAACCTGTACCAATACCTTCTGAACCATTTACGAGAACCATAGGGATAGTTGGCATGTAAAAGTCTGGTTCAATTGACCGTCCATCATCATCCAAATAGTTTAGAATCGCATCATCACGAGGGTCAAAGATCTTCCGAGCTTGCTTAGTCAGCTTCGTGAAGATATATCTCGTTTGAGATGCATCCTTACCTCCCATGAGACGGGTACCGAACTGTCCACAAGGTTCAAGGAGATTGATATTATTTGAACCCATATAATCATTTGCCAACTTCACGATCGTATCTGCGAGGGATACTTCACCGTGGTGGTATGAACTTTTTTCAGCCACAAATGCAGCCAATTGTGCAACCTTCATCTCATCTTTGAGATTCTTTTGGAAGCAGGAGTACATCACCTTGCGCTGGGAAGGCTTGAGACCATCCGCTACGTGAGCGATGGAACGCTTGAGGTCTGCAAGTGAGAAGTTCACGAGATCCTTATGAACAAAGTCAGTAATGTTCAACTGCTTCACATAACCATAAGGAACTTCAAGTTCTGTTGGATCTTTCGCGGTACTTTCAAGAAGCCACATTTTACGATCATCAGCCTTCTTTTTGTCAAATGCCAAGACAATAGACTTATCAGTCATGATGTCATGTTCGAATTTGACAGTGAGATCTTCAATTTGTTTGAAATACTCACGCGCCTCCTTAGAGGTTGAAGTACCGAGACCCTTGTAGTACTTAATGCGCCACCCCTGTTGTCCATTTCCATACCAGTTTCTGAATGCAGAATCTGTGTAAAATGACTTGGTTTGGGAAGCCTTCGTAGCCTTAATAATTGGTGTTACCATAGATACCACGAAACCCAATTTGAGGAGGCTCGGCCAGAAGTAGTGCAGTTGATTAAGGATCAGTCCTTTGATGTGCGAACCATCGTTATCCGCGTCAGTCATTATCATCAATCGCCCATATCGGAGCTCAGATACATCCTTATAGTCTCTTCCTTGTTGGAGACCCAAGATTTTCTTGAGATCATTGAACTCTTGATTCCCGGTCAACTGTGCAACTGATGCATCTCGGACATTCTTGCACTTACCCCGAAGTGGGAATACACCATAGTGATCTCTTCCAACTACGGATAGACCAGCGACAGCGAGTGTCTTTGCCGAGTCACCCTCTGTTATGATGAGAGTGCACTTTTTGGATTGATTTGTACCAGCCTTGTTTGCATCATCAAGCTTTGGGATACCTGTAATTTTTGATTTACGGGCTCCACCATCTGTCTTAGACAACTCCTTCATTTCCTTAAACTTTGAGAGTGCCAACAGTTCATCTTGAATACCGGTCTTGAGAGCATTCTTGACAAAGGTCTTATTGGGTGCAAACTTACTCCCAAAGTCTTGCACCTTGGAGGTACACTCAGACTTTACTTGACTGGAAAATGTTGGATTCTCCAGTGTTGCCCGAACAAAGATGTTGAAGGTATTCTTAACTTGTTGGGGCTTCAATTTAATCTTCTTAGCCATCTCATCAATGATACCAGAGGCAAGATGAGAAGCCACATGGTCAACGTGTGTACCACCCTTATTGGTGCAGATACCATTTACAAAGGACACTTGCTCAAGTCCGTTCTCGGATGGTCCTACACAGACAGACCAACGATCAGTGGTAACTGAACATAGATCTGTAACTCCTTCGTGCATCTTGGCATAAGCCTCAAATGTTATCTTGGGTAGAGCTTCACCTTGGAACTTGACTTTGCAGTTAGAGGTTGTGCAAATGTTTGCATCCCAAACACGCTTCTCAAAAATCTTGTAAATGTTAATATCCATATCCTTCATTCCAAAACGTTTCCAATCCGGTGTGAAAGTTATAGACACTGAAGATGTTGCAGCACTGTGCTTAGTTATTTTTGGTGGATGACACATGGTCATGTTGTTAGACCACTTTTGGGTATAGGTCTTCTTTTCTTCACCATCCTTGATGACCACAGAGAATTCCGATGAGTAAATATTCGTTAATTTGGCTCCGTAGCCGTTACGTCCTCCCACGATCCTCTTTTGGTTATCATCATAGTTTGTACTTGTGAGGAGATGACCAAATACAAGTTCGGGATTCCAGATACCCTCCTTTTCATGCATACGAACACTGATGCCTCCGAGAGGTCCATTGTTTTCAATAGTAACTGCACCATTTTCTTTGTCTACAGAGACAGCAATTTGGGTAACATTTTTGGGGTGCAGGGAGTTGCGATCAATGGCGTTGACGAGAATCTCGTCAAAGATCTTGAGCAAGGCTGGTGAATAAGAGATGTTCTTCTTTTGAAAGTTCTTGTTCGTGTTATTCAGCAGCCAATAGGACTCGTGGGTTTTATCCACAGGACCGACATAGGAGTCTGGTCTCTTGAGGACGTGTTCAACGTGGGTGAGCTTTTGAACGCTCTCCATACTTTCTTAGTTTTATTACTACTCAAATCTCTAACTTAGGTTTTTCCTTTACAATTATGACCACCTCCAATCAAGCCGTTATTTACATCATAATGATAATTACAGTACCACTCATCGCAATAAGGACATTGTTTTTTTGGAGTGTCTACCGCGCTACACATATATTGTGATAAACTTGAACATTTGCGTTCTATATTTTTTTTCAATTCCTCTGTCTTTATTTTTAATGCCGCTGCTGCCTGCATTTGACGAAGCAATTCCATACGACGCTCAATCTCTTCTTTACTTAATGGTGAAATCTGCACTTTATCAAGTACACCGAAGTTTCTAATTTCCGGAGAGTAATCCCAATCTAAATTTTCAAACTTATATCGCAAACTTATTCTACCTCCATAATCACATGTTTCTATAGCTTTACCCTTTGGTTGTATTCTACCTACGGATGGTCGGAGTCCTTCCGCTCTAATTATTTCCATTGTTAAATTGGCATCTACTCCCACAGCTCCAACACCACCATCTATCTTAGATACCGTTGCACCCTGGTAAATATACGCTTCATATTGAACCGCTATATTACTACAATTTTCTATAACGATTTTATTACGACATGGTCTTGTGATGCAACATAAAAAGCATTCGGTGACTGATGATAACATATTATCTAACGTTTAGAAACAATTTTTACCACTTTTTCTACAATTTTTATCACTGATACAGCGTAAGAAAACATGTAGAGACATTTAACTGTATGTCTGACATCAAAGGATGGAAGTGGAAGTTTTGGAGATTTCAACTTTACATGTATACGGCATATAGCTTCACAAGTTCTTAAATATTGACCTTCTGATATATGTTCTCTTGTATCATCAACAGTTGACATTATTGTATGTAGATCTTCATCTACTGTCATAACTTAACGTAATAATTTTTCTTTAGATACCTTAAGAGATGTATCTATATCTTATAGCCGCAATTTTCGTGCTGTTTCTGATGATGCAGAACAAGACTCGTGGTATGAACAAGTCGATTGAAAAATTGATTAGACAGTCCGCTCGATATGCCACAGCGGCGCAACAGGACAAATCTCCGGTCATTGCGGTTCTTCACGCAAATTACGCGGCAGCTTATCTATACGCTGTTAAGGATATTGCCAACGAATCTCAAATTCACAATGCCACTGGTATAGATGTGAAGAAGTTCAAAGAGCACGTCACAAATGTTCAGGATATGGTAACCAAGAAGACATCTGAAGAATGTCCAAACTTTGCTGGCGATGTTGACATTTATCTTGCTCAAATTGGTGGTGAAGTGGCATAGAGTACCTAAGTGATTATCAAATATGTTAAAAATCAACTAACAAAATGCAAATAATTCGTGACACTGTTTGGTCTGCCTGCCTCTCCGATGCGACGAGAATGTACCGCCTCGGAGAGCCAAATGAAAAATGCTACAAGTTGGCTGATGCCACTTGGAAAATGAAAATGCGATACAAAAAGATTGAAAATAGGAGAAAAGAGAACTCTTCTATTTTGCTTGATGCTCCACCCAAAGAGGCTGCAGTGGATCAAAGGACAAAACAAAAGATTTGTTGCGCTGTGACAATGGCGGGGAAGCCTTGTAGGTTCAAGGCTGTTGTGGGAGACTACTGTAGGAAACACAAAGTTTCGGATATTGGTATGGGGAAGAAGGTGGATGTAAACAGTCTATTGAGCCAGTTGGACGGAATTAAAATCACTGGCTAATATAAACAATGTACTTAGATCAGGAGACTCTTAGACCTGTAATAATAGCAATGGCTCTTTACCTTGCAATCGGTGTCATCGTTCCCAAAATCGCTAAGAAGCCCACTGGTGTCGGACCCGTTGATGATCTTGTTATGACTATCATGTCTCAGCAGGGTTCTTTAATGAGTGGTGCCATCCTTGTTGGTCTTATTATCTTCGCCACCAACTACATTCAACAGGAACTCCTCTAATATATTTTCTTTCCCAACAAGTTTCTTAGTATGATCGTGGTTCATATAGCGTAGTTTCTTATCGTATGCATCTCTCATGAACTCCAAGAGTTGGTTCGGATTTGGTTTACCCCAGACCATTCCTTTCTTAAACAGAAAGTCATCTTTCTCCAATTCTTGAAGTTCACACTCAATCGTATATGGTGTCTTTACATACTCAGGGCTTCCACCAAAGTTAGTTATAATGACTGGTTTGTTGCGCAAAGCTGCTTCAACTGGACCCATACCCACACCCTCTGATTTTGAAAAGCTTACGTAGCAGTCACAACTATCATGTAGTTTATCCATTTCTTCATCTGAAATCAATCCGTTAATAACTTCAACATTTGGTAAGTTTATTTTAACTTCATTGTTGCATGTGGCTTTTACTACGAGTTTCGCATTTGGTTTATTTAACCTAACAAAAGCTTCCAAAATCCCTCTAAAATTCTTTCTATCATCCATTATATTTCCAATATGATAAAATGTATAGAATGGTTTATTGGGTGGTGGGATGTGAGCATGTATGATAGGAAAATCATTCTCAGGGAACTGTCTGGATAGTACACGTTTACAGAACATACTTGGCACCATAATCTTTTTTGATAGTTCCATTATCATACCGTAATCTTCGTGTACGGTTTCTGTTTCACAAACTGTCATAAATGCTAATTTATTAACACGTGTTTTAGCGTAGTTTGCATACTCAATATGCGATTTGATAGGTAGAAGGAACAGCAGACCGTATTCACTTATGGGTAACTCAGTACCTATGTAGTGGTAAGAGGCATCATCAAAAACTTTCGTGTATTTGAAAGCATGTTGACCAATGCCACTTCCAAGTTGTGGACCGATTATGATCATATTAGGTTTAAAGATAATCTTTCTTTTATATATATTACAATGGACTCTATCCGCACAGAAATTGAAGCTGAGATCAAGCGCGCTCGTCTTGACAAGGGTCGTCTATATGACCTACTTCTAAAGATTATTGATAATGCCGAGACTAATGCTACCACCGATGACGATGTTCCTATACCCCAGGGTGAGAAGAGTGAGAAGGGTGAGAAGGGTGAGAAGGGTGAGAAGGGTGAGAAGGGTGACAGAGGTCCCGTTGGTGCTCAGGGTTCCCAAGGCACTCAAGGACCCCCTGGTGTTTGTAAGTGTACTTGCACCAAGGAGGCTACCAAGCCTGCTCCCAAGGAGGTTGCCAAGCCCTCTGCCAAGCCCGCTGCTAAGAAGACTACTGCTAACACTCCAGCTAAGAAGAAGGTTACATCCAGCGCTCCTTCCACCGTAGTTTAATTTTATCCCAGTGATAATCTCTCCTATCCTGAAGTGTATCCAGGAGTAACGCCAGTTTGAGTTCTGTCTCAACAATCGTTGCTTCACTAAAACCTTTTCCCATATCAACGTAGGCTCCGCATATCTCGTTGTATGTAGGGACTTCTACACAATTTTCAAACTTGTAAATAACTTCGTCTTCAACCATTTCTTGATATTATAACGTCCCTTTTAATATCAAAAATTTATTATACAGTGGGACTTTTATTAACCCACCACATAAAACCTCCAAAGAGGGCTGCTAAAACTGCTACGAGGAGTCCAAATGAGTACTTCTCTTTTGGGGGTTCTGGTGGTTTATCGGGTAACTTTTGAACATTTTGATTGAGGGTGTCTATCTTACCAAGAAGTTTCTCCAACGCTAGTAGAATTTGGAGTTCACGGTTCTTTGGTTTCTCCTTGACGTTCACAGTGGTAATTTCAAGAATCATATACCATCTAGAATCTGGGTGAAGTAACACATAATCGTTGTCATCCTGATTTTCATAAATTTTAAAATTGAGTTTTCTGATAGATATAGGATTAAAAAACGTTTGCTTTCGGTGAAACATCTTTCCTTGTTTATCACGTAGAATCGTAGTTGAATCTTTAGCGAAATGTCTTTCTAAAGGGACACGAGCTAGAATCTGACCATGACGTTCATCAAGTATTTGTGCAACTTTAGGAATATCTGGACATATAACATCTACAAATTTTGATATATTACTTGGAGAAGCACCTGGACTTGCTCCACCAATCTGTGTAATGTAAAAGTCAACCATCTTTATACCAAGTACACGGCTCATATCCTCAATGTGTGTATTTGACTCAAGTTTAAGATCCAATGAAAATACATTATTTGTACCATTTACAAAGTTTGAGTCAATTATAACATATTGTGTTTTCTTTGGTATATCGTCTAATGACATTCTGAAGTATACTGATATAAAAAATAAAGTATATAGTTTACATATG